ATTTATTTTGTTAAATTAAAATGGTTGATTGATAGCAATAAAAAAAAATCATTGTGTAATCTTCTTGATGAAGTTTATTTAATTGGTTGTACAAATAGCTCGATTGATAGTAAAATAAAATCAGATAAATCAGTATTTATTTATTTTTTGATTTGAATAAAAAATAAATAGAGATGATTTATTTGTATGGTGGTGGGAAAATTACATTAGATTCTTTTGTAATGACCACACTTTAATTTGTCATCATTGCGAGAATCAATTTCCTGCAATTTGTATTACTGAGATTGAAGAAAATCCTGTTTGTGATGATTGCCGTAATGATAACTATTATTTTTGCGACAATTGTGATGAATACAATTCATTTGGTTGCTCTGATGTGCAGGGTGACAACTGGTGTGAATCTTGCATTAATGGTGGTGGCGTATCTTGGTGCGATTTTTGTAATCAATATGAAACTGACCTTTGTGATGCTAATTATGACCCAGATGATGTGGACATCTGGTCAAGTCGTAATTATGAGGGAATCATGAATTACAATTTTAAGCCTGCTCGCCCTGATTTTTTTATGGGTTCGGCTGACATTGATGATTCAAGATTATTTTATGGAATGGAATTAGAAGTTGAGTCTATGGATAATTCCATGACAGACGGAATGAATATCATTAAAGATTCATTGGCTGAATTGGTTTATTTTAAGGCTGACGGGTCACTAGATAGAGGCTATGAATTAGTCACTTATCCGTTTACATTCAACTACTATTCAGAAGCGATTGATTTTAGATTTCTCTCTGAATTGCAGGACTTGGGTTATCGTTCATGGTCTGCTGGAACTTGTGGTTTACATTTGCATATTTCAAGAACTGGTTTTGCAAGTGCTGGTCACATTTGGAAGTTTGCACAATTGATTTTGTCTAATCAATTTGCATGGTCTAAGTTGGCTGGACGCAATTCTAGCCGTTGGGCTTCTTTTGATTCTGAGACTAATTCAGTAATGAAAGTGCTTAAAGGTGAGAAGTTTCCTGAAAGATATTGTGCCGTTAATTTGAGCAATACTGACACAATTGAAGTCAGGATTTTTAGGGGTTCACTTAATGAAAGGCGCGTGCGTTCTGCAATAGAATCTGTGGATTGCGCGATTCAATACACCAGAAGTTTGAGCGTTCATGACATTAATCAGGGTGCGCTGAAGTTTGGTCGTTTTGCTGATTGGGTTAATGAGAATCGTACTGAGTGCGCTTCTTTCATTGATTTAATGTGTGAATATGGATTGATTCCAAGTTTAGCTTTTGTCGCTGAACCTGAAATTGACCTTTTAGATTCTGCTCGCGAAGTTGCGAATGGATCTCTTTCCGTACTATCTGCGAATGTGGATAGCGAAATTGATCTCCGAGAATATGCCAGCCAAAGCTCAAATCGTACTAATTTAGAGAATGGGGATAACTAATATGTGTTTATTAATGGTTGCTAGTCCTAACTACACCCCGACTCGTAAAGAGTTGATGTGTGCCTGTACCAATAACCCTGACGGATTTGGGTTTGCCATCCATATTGGTGACAGAATCTTGACGGGTAAGGGGCTGAATGCTGAACATGTGGTGAGTAAGTTTTTGAGATTGCGTGAACAATATCCTGATTCTTGGGCTATGTTCCATGCTCGTTGGGCTACTCATGGTTCAGTTTGTGCCACTAATTCACACCCGTACGAGGTCGGTGGTCGTCAGGATTTGATTCTGGCTCATAATGGGGTGCTTGGAATTGATATTCCTGCAGGAGATGACAGAAGTGATACTTTGGTATTTGCTGAAGATTGGCTTCCTAATTTCTTGGAATTGTTGGATGATGAAGCAGGATTTGGCGAACTTGAAGAATTGGTTTCTGGTTCTAAGATTTGCATATTCTCAACTGCTCCAGAATTGGAGAATCAGGTTTACTTACTGAATGAAGATTTGGGTCATTGGGTCGGTGGACTTTGGTGGTCTAATTATTCTTATCAGGTGAGAAATAATTTTGGATTCAAGGATTACTATTCAACGGGTTGGGATTACATCAAAGATTCCGATTATGTGGAGAATGATTTTTGCTTTAGTTGTGAAGATTATTCACCTCATCCATTGGTGGATTTTGTTTGTGCCACTTGTAATTCATGTTTGGATTGTTTGTCTGATTTGGATGAATGTTTGTGTTACCGACCAGACTTACATCAGGAATCATTATTCGGGGGTGAATACTGATGAAAGGCAGATTGATATTTTGGGCATGCGTGGCGTTGGCTGGCGCGTGGTGGGTGCTGTTTTTTAGTTTGTTTATTTAGTAGATATCCCGACATGTGGCGCGTTCCGATTGGGGCGCGCTTCATGCTTTTTGGGGCTGGAATTGGGGGCTGGATGATAGTCATTGCCCTTTCACATATAACTTGGACAAATCGGGCAAATCGGGCGTTTTTGTTGTGTCCGAATACGCCCCTCTTTTAATAAATCAGCGCGAAGCACATTACAATGGGTAAGGAACATGGGTCACAAAGTCCAAACAGGATGTAGTAGTAAGGACTGACCCGGGATGTTTAAACCAGAGCTACTAATAGCCAATACTCTCTACCAACATATTTTTTCTAAACCTGGGGGTCGTGTTTTCGCAGGTCAAACGGGGTGTGCAAGAAATCTATAACTTGCAGCCTTATATATAGTAGAGGGGCTTTTAAGCCCCCCGCCCCTCTACAGCTTGAGGCCTTTAGGCCGAAAGCTCTTTGCTTCGCTTGGGGCTACGCTCAGAGCGACGAGTATAAACGAGGTCGCTCACTCATTAACTTCGGTTCGCTCCCGGTACCTAGGTTTTATAAATTTTTTTACCGGTATATACCTAGTCACGGGCCAGAGGAGTGTTTATTTTGAAACCGGTTAAACCCACAGATTCTTTGCACCTTCGGTTAAAACCTGGTGCCAAACTTAATGCCAGTGATGCCAAGTCCAGGCTTTTAGAATTGATCCAAGCTGGTTTCTCAGTTGAGGATGCTTGCAGCGCAGTTGGTAAGTCCAGTAAAACTTTTTATTATTACACCGAGTCTGATCCTGATTTTAAGAAACAGGTTCAGCTGGTTAGGGCCTTGAAGGCCCGTGATGGTCATATATCTGATGAAGATAGGGCTATGACGTTTCGTGACTTTCGTAAGGAGTTCATGAAGTCTGAGACTTTTCCTCATCAGCAAAATATTATTGATTTGATTGAAAACAAAGAACTGTCTTGGGTTCATCCTTCTATGATGTTTGAGAAGGGTATTGACCAGTATGTTTTGGTGAATATGCCACCGGAGCACGCCAAGTCAATGACTGTGTCTATTGACTACATCACCTATAGAATTTGTGTTGACCCAACTGTCAGGATTAAGGTTGTGTCTAAGACACAGACGATGGCTAAAGAATTTCTTTATGCTGTTAAGCAAAGATTGACTTCCCCGTTTTATATTGACCTACAACGTAGGTATGCTCCTGCTGATGGCTTTAAGGCCACTTCTGATAAGTGGACGCAAGACGCGATTTATATTGAACGAGAGTCCGGCGAAAAAGATCCTACCCTTCAAGCTCTTGGTATCGGTGGACAGATTTACGGTGCTCGCGCCGACTTGATTATTCTTGATGACTGTGTGACTTTGTCTAATGCTGGTGAATACGATAAACAGATTAGATGGATTCAACAAGAAGTTTTAACACGTATCGGTCCTACTGGTAAACTTCTTATTGTTGGTACCCGTGTTGACCCTATTGACATGTACCGAGAGTTACGTAATCCTGATAGGTATCCTGAAGGTAATAGTCCTTGGACTTATCTTGCGATGCCAGCTGTTTTGGAGTTTGATGAGAAACCTGAGAATTGGGTTACTTTGTGGCCTAAGTCTGATAGGCCTTGGCCTGGGGATCCTGTGGATCCTGATAAGAACGGCTTCTTCCCTAGATGGGATGGAACTAGATTAAAGCAACGCCGTAGCGTTTTAGATTCTAAAACATGGGCTATGGTTTATCAACAGCAAGATGTTGAATCTGAATCTGTTTTTGCACCTGAACTTGTTCGTGCCGCTGCTAATGGTATGAGAGGTTGTGGTCCGCTTGTTGCCGGTGCTCCTGGTTATCCTGCTGACACTACAGGCTTCTACACCGTTTGTGCTATGGACCCTGCTATGTCGGGTGACACGTTTACAGTGGCAATTAGTGGTGACAGGAATACTAAGCATAGGTATCTTCTTGATGCTAGCCGTATGCCTGCTCCTACTCCTCAACGTATTCGTGAAATAATTTTTCAATGGACTGAAAAATATAAGCCTGCTGTTTGGGTTATTGAAAAAAATGCTTTTCAGCTTTTCTTAACTCAAGATGAAGAGATTAATGCTTTCCTACAATCAAGAGGTATCCGTCTTGTACAACATTACACGGGTTCTAACAAAATGGATCTTGAATATGGTGTGGCTTCTCTTGCACCTCTTTTTGGCAGTTTTGGTCCTGATGGCAAACCAGCTAAAAATAATCTTATTGAATTTCCGCGAGCAGAGTCTGAAGGCGTTAAAGCGCTTATTGAACAATTAA